CTAACTATAAGGAAGATATTGATCAGATTGTATCCAATTTTATCCCATGGTGCAATCCATATTTCATAATTTCGTGGAAAATTCCAGACGAATTTGGTTTAGATTTTACTGATGAGTTAAGAACTGAGGTAACTTGGTCCGGAACTGTTGAGTATGAGTCGCCAATAAATATCGAAAATACTGATAAGTATAAGATTGTTGGCAACACAAGTTTCAACCTCAAGGGATGGATATTCCCTTCTGCCGAGGCACCAGTTGCTCCAATTTATGTAATAAATACCAATTTTATTGCAGTATCATCTGGAGCTATACTAAATCATTATAATTATCCAACCCTATCCGCATTGGATAGCACTGAGGTAATTACAATTTCTGCTGTCCCTGAAATAACTGATAGTTTCTATAAGGGAATACCAATAAGAGAAACTATTGTAGTTTCCACCTTAACTAACCATACATTTACATTTTATGGTAAAAGATTTGGGTTCAATAACTCATGGTATTTGAGCGGACAACATGTTGCACCTCTCCAATTAGGAGAAATTGATACCGCCAGATCGCCTATTATCTCCGCATATGAGATACCAGAGGCGTTTGTGACCACATACACTGATAATATTGTGACCATCTCGTTGGCCACGAACTACTTATCAGCGGGTTCATTCACATTTGTCACCTCAAATAGTGCCGGATGGACAAGAATGCTAAATGATGTGGTTGTTATTTAATATTTTCTACTAAATATTGAAATGGCAGGTATAGTAAACAATCCGAATAATCGTAGCAACATGGCGCGTGACGGTAAATCGGGAATGTATGATAGGTCAATGAGAACCTATATACAAGGCAAGCAGCCATATAATTATAGCGTATTGGACTCAGATGAATCCAAAAACACCAAATATAAGTATTTCCAAAAGGTAGGAATGCGTCGTCCTGAAGCGTTGGCGAAGAACTCCGTAACGCTTAATAATCCTTACAACAACACTGCATTCTCTTCAATCGAACAAGATAAGAGTTTCGGTGATGTAATGTATGCTTCAGCATCCGAAGATAAACCGGGTCGTTTGAGAGATTATAGAACAATGGCAGCATATTCTGAAATTGCCGACTGTCTCGATGAAATTGCAGATGAGACAATCAATGCAGATGAGAATGATGAAATTGTTCTTCTTAAGTTTAAGAATACCAAACTGGATTCCGACACTAAGAATGATATTCAAGAAGAGTTTAATAGATACATCGAACATTACGATCTCCACAATAAGGGTTGGGATTATTTCAGACAGTTTATGGTCGAAGGTGAATTGTTCTTTGAGCAGATTATTCATGAAGATTTCACAAATGAGGGTGTTCTTGGGATAGTAAACATTCCAGCAGATCTAATCGATCCGGTTTATTCAAATATCCAAAACATGTTGGTTAAAGGATTCCTTTACCAAAAACCAATCTTCGATCCTAAAGATCCTAAGAAGGTTGAAAGATACGAACCTATTCCTTTTGAAGAGAATCAGATCGTATATGTCAATAACGCTGCGTATAATGAAACAAAGGAATTTATCATTCCATTCATTGAGAATTGTAGACGCGCTTATCGACAACTGTCGATGATGGAAGATGCCATCGTTATTCACAGAATGGTTCACGCTCCATTGAGATTCGTCTTCAATGTTGATGTTGGAACTTTATCTGTCCCACAATCTGAATCATACTTGAGAAAGCTACAATCTCAGTATTGGTCCACAAAGACTTTTGACTCGGATCAGAATGATATTGTCAAAAAGTATAGTCCACAATCCACGTTGGATTCGTATTGGTTTGCTAAACGCCAAGGACAAGAAGCTACTACAGTTCAAACCATTGGTGGTCAATCTGGGGATGACCAAATGGAAGGTCTGTATTTCTTCATCAAGAAACTTTACAGATCTCTAAAAGTTCCTACCTCAAGACTTGATCCTGAAGATTCATTCCGTGATGGAACTGATATCCTAAGAGAAGAACTGAAGTTTGCGACGATGGTAATGCGCCAACAGAAGAAGTTCGCATCCGGTCTTAAGAGAGGATTTATCACTCACCTTAAGCTTAAGAAGATGTTCGAGGACAACGACTTAACTGAAGAAAACATCAATGTCATATTCAATGCTCCTTCTAATTTCTATGACCTTAGAAATAATCAAAAGCTTGAGTTGAAGATTAATTCATATAACAATCTTATGTCAACACAAAAGGTTTCCGATACCTATGCCAAGAAAAAGGTTCTTGGATGGAAAGATCAAGATATTCTTGCTGATCGTGAACTTAGAAGAAAAGATGCCGAACTTGAGTGGGAACTCCAACAAATTATGGCACTTGGACCAAAATGGAAAGAACAACTAATCCAACAAGCAAACGCTGGAGCACCACCAGAAGGTGGTGGAGGTGGATTAGGTGGTGGAGGTGGTATGCCTCCTGCATTCGGTGGAGGACCAGCAGCAATAGGTGCTGATATGCCACCAGAAGGAGAGCTACCACCAAATGCTGGGGTAGCTCCTGAAGTTCCGATTGTTCCAGATGAACAAGCTTAATCTTTATAAACTGCTGAGATAGCATCCATATTAACTGGACGCTTAGAAGCAGTCATCAAAGGTGGTTTGTGTGTCACAATGGCAACACAATTATGCAAGTGTGCGCCGTGGAATTCTTGTGGTGGGATATACCAAGTATCACCCCTAACATAAGTCTTACCAGTTTTGATGCAAGTCATAGTTCCACGAATGATTTTTACTTCTTCACAAGTGAATTCATGACAATGCTCTGGTATGTTACCAAATCCCTTACATGTTAAGGTTAAGATAGTTGCCTCTTCATCATGGGCCAACACAGTCATCTTAATATTTTCCAATACTGTTAATGGTGTGTTTGGAATCATGGGAACATGCAAGAATTCTCCACTGGGAAATTTGAAATCCATGGTGTAGAATTTGTCCGGGTCAAGATCTTCGATCTCCCGTAACATCTGCTTAGTAATTATTTTTTGGTATATCTGATTATTAGATTCCAATAACTGATTACTATGAGCCTTGGATATAGCTGAAAAAATCCAAGTCAACACACCAAAAGATACAGTTAATAAAGCTGCCAACCCCCCCAAAAATTCCCCAACATCTTTTATATCTGCAAGATAGTGTATCATAATTTTTAATCACAGAAACTTACGCAATTGAATGCAGAAGAGTAATAGTAAGCAGTTCCTCTATTAGATGTTAATACTATTCCCGGTGTAGATGCCACGTTACATTCAAGAAAATAGTAACGCGAGCCATAATTTGCGGAAACATGCACGTAGTGTGTTGATTGCCCCCATAGAATATAATCATTAGCGGATAGTCCGTAATGAGCAGTTCCATAGTTCCTATCAACATTTATCCCAACATCAGATGGGATACCACATGATATAGCATAATATTGGGTGCCGTAATTACTCTGTAATGACATTAATTAGTCTTTGTTCAGTTTGGTTAAGGTTAATAAATTTATACTCTTTGTTTGTATATTACACATGTTAATATTTATCACAACGCTAAATAATTTCATGTCTGAGCTTTGCACAGTAACTCCCGTGTCGGCATTTATGTCAACCAACCTAAGTTCTAAGATTGAATGTTTTCAGGAATTAGGACAACGAATTCTTAGAATGTTGGGTCATCCTATGATTAACGTAGAGTTGCACCCCGACCAATTATACGATGCTATTTCCATGGCATGTGAATTTTTCACTCAATATGCTGGATACACCAAGGAATATTTGGTGTTCAGTTCTCTATTATATGAGCAAAATAAAGGTATTCGTATCGACCATTTATATACAGTAGCTAAAACTGGATTTGCACTATCTCAAAAACTAGAAGAGACACCATACCCAAATCCAGATTCTGAGATAACATTCAGAGAAAATTTATACATATCCCTTTCCAATATTCCATATACATATTTCTTAGGATCATCTGCACTATCAGCATCAATCCCATCAGATGGTATAACAGCAATGCAAATTCTAGATGAAAGTTCTTTCTCTCAACTTTCTGCATACGATCCAAGTATTGGTATCTATTTCAAGTTGGCTCCAATGAAAACATTCACGATGCAGTGTGCTGCACAACCAACAGTAACAAAGATCAACAATATGTTTGACTACGATATTATGGATTATCGTAAGGTCATTGACGTTATCGATTTTGAAGAGGGTTCTACAAGTGGAATCAATTCGTTGTTCTCAATGGAACAAACACTGGCACAACAAACATTTTATTCATATGCTATGGGGAACTTTGGGTTTGACCTGTTATCGTGGCATTGTGTTAAAGACTGGCAAGATACAAGAGAGAAACTTTTAGCTCTTCGTAGAGATATTCATTTCGATAACAGAACACAATATCTCAAATTTTACCCACAACCAAATGGAAACTCCCATTTTGTAGGGGTATTAGAATGTTATGTTGAACGTCCTCTTCGTGACGTAATCAAAGAAAAATGGGTGTTGGAATACGCAACTGCTCTATCTAAAGTAATGTGGGGAAGAATCCTTACAAGAATTGGAAGTGTGGCACTTTTGGGTGGTGGTATTATAAATGGGGATCTTATCCTCCAAGAACCTTTTTCTTGGCATAGGTATCGGAAACCTTTTGAGTAGACATTAGGTTATTATATGATCCAATTTTCATCTCTAACTTTTGATTGTTTCTGAGATCATAGAAATTAGATGGAGGATTGAAGAGAACATTGATATGTTGCTCAGTCA